TGCCGCTGTCATCAGTGCCGCGGGGGTCAACGCTGCAGACAGAACGGCCGTGAATCCTGACCATGCGAGCGATGCGAGAGCAGCCGCTGCACTCCATGCTGTAGAGATTACGACGCTAGAGATCGTCGACTCGAACGCGAGAACGGCCATCACCGCCCCCAATGCGCTCCAGGCAGCAGATGCCAATCCGGCCGCGGTGACACCAGCAAGCCCCGAGGCTGCAAACGCCCCTGTGAGTGCTGTCCACGCGGTTCCAACCAGCCCTGCTCCTGCGGTCCATGCCGCCGTTGCGATCGTTGCCAAGCCAGCCAAAAGGCCAGCAGGACCACTCAGTGCCGTTAGAACGAAACTGACGCCAGCCCAACCGGCCGATACCAATGCCGCTCCTGCTGCCCATGCTCCCGATGTGCTGATCGATAACGCTGCGAGTAATCCGCTGACTGCGGTCCATAGCGTGCCGATCGTCCCGGCCGATGCTCCCCATGCAACAGTTGCCGCTGTGGCTGTCGTGATCAGAACTGCATCAAGACCGAAGATTGCCACCGCGATCGCCCCGGCGCTAGCGACCCACGCCGCTGTGGTGACCGCTGCACCTGCGAGCCATGCCGCCGAACTGAACGCCGTCGATAATGTGGCCATCACTGCCGACCATGCTGTGCTGACGATCCCGGCGCTGTACTTCCATACGGTGGAAACCACTGCTGCACCGATCGATGCTTTGAACTGCAGTGCCGACATCGCTAATCCCACTGCCGACCATGCAGTGCCGATCACCGCCGCACCAACCGTGCTTGCCGTAACGAACACTCCCAGTCCCGAGGCGGCTAACTTGGCGGCCACACCGAACCCAACGAGCCCAGCCCCTGCAATGCCAATCGCAAGCGTTCCCGCTGTCGCGACCGCCACAAGGTCTCGATTGTCGTCAACGAAATCCTTAACTGCCGATCCAGCGTTGACGGCGATTCCCACGAAACCCGCAAGGCCATCGACCAAGGTTCCACCAACAGCACCCGAAACATCTTCGACCACTGCCCAGAATCGTTTCAGCTGGTTCGCAAATTCACTTGAGGTACGAATCGCATCGCCCTGGGCAGCTGTAGTGCCTCGCATGATGATGTTCAGGCGAGCCTGGGCTTTCGTTGCGTTGTCGGCCGTCTTGGGATCCAGACCCATGTTCAGGATCTCTTGTTTCACCGCTGTTTCGGACAAGATGACGCCGTATTTCTTCATGACCTCACCACTTCCGGTCATCGCCGCCATCAGGTCGGTGAACGCTTCGTCGGTGCCGACGTTGTTGAACGATCCGAGGTCTACCGCCAATTGGCTGAGCGTTGCCGACATGTTCGATGCGTGATCGGGAACAACGCCCATCGGTACCAATAAGTCCTGCATCGACCCAAGCATGTACTCCATCTCACGCCTGGACGTCCCCAACGCATCGGCCGCGAGAGTCGACCACTGACGCATCTCATCCGCTGAATCACCAAAGACCACATCGAACTTGCTCATCGTCTCTTGCAGACGTGATGCAGCCATCACCGGCGCTGTGAGGATCGTTGCCGATGTTGCCGACACCAACAGGCCAAGTTTCGCCGTTTGCGTGCCGATCTTGTCCAGACTCGCTTGTACGCCTCTGGCACCTTGGTCGATTCGGTTGCGAAGGCCAATCGTTACATAGCCTTGGCCCATTTCTACTGCACTGGCCATATCAATTACTCACTACGTTTTGCCAAGGTGAAAGCACGTTGCCGCTTTGGATCTCGGCATTGAATGCAGGTCCAACAGCTGGACGTGCCGCGATTCGTACTTTTCGTTTGCGTTTCTTCTGACCAGGTTTAGCCCGTCGCCGTCGGGTCTCTGTGAACCAGCGTTTGCCGTCCCAAGACACCTCGGGAACGGTCATCACGCCACCGCCTTCGAGCAGCCCCGGCAACGGCTCCGAGATCTGAGTGAGCGACTGAATGCCCGTAAGTCGCACGGCGCCGACAGTGCCCTTTTTGGTCCGTCGGTCGTACACCACCTGCACGTTTTGAAGAGATCGCCGTGGGTTGGTCGAATGCACGCTCGGTGATTCACCTGGGCGGCTCGATCGACTCCGAGGCTTATAGTTTGCCTGGATGCGTCTCTTGAGCGATTCAAGCGACTTGGGCATCGCCTTATCCACCCCACGATTCACAGCAGCAGTGAGGGCCTTTCGGTCCACTACTGCTTTGTTCATGTTGAAGGTGAAGCTGATCATTTGATGCCTCGTTTTTCCTGCTCGGCAATTAGCCGGTCATACTCAGCACCGGGATCATCCAGGTTGGCGACTTGTACAGGGGCCTCTCGATATGGATGAAAGTTCGATCGCGAATACTGATTCGAAGTGTGGATGCTGGCCATCAAAGCCATCATGTCGGCCGTATGGTCCCACGCCGCGATCTGCTTAGCTTTCGCGGCTGCAACCAACTCACGCAGCGTTAGGTGCTGCCAGTCGATTCCTGCGATGGCTGAGAGTTCGAAGACCCACTGCCAACGCTGGGTGGCAGTTGCGAATCCATCATCGCGTTCATCTCGTCCTGCGCTTTCTGTAGCAATGAATCGAACTGCCCAGTCTTCATCAACTCGTCGACTCTCTCCTTGCCAGACTTCATGCTCTCGATCGACTTCCTCGCAATCGCTGCCAGGGCTTTCTGCCCGAGCTTCAGGAAAAAATCCTCGCATTCCTGGATGAGCGCTTGGCTCGCCTCCGCTGAGACACCGTCTCGTTGCGGGGTGTCGTACAAACGCTCTTCATAGTCGTCTGCATCAATGCCCAGCTGCTTCGCCTTCTCTTCGCAAAGCAGGAAACAAAAAGCCATCCGATCAGTCAGGCTGTTCAGCACTTGAAGGAAGTGATTCGGGTTCAGCAGGTCCAACCCCAGGACGTCCCGCATCTTCCGAGTCCGTTGTAACGTCAGGCTCAATGTCCAGATCTCGCCTTTGTTGTCGCTGAAGGTCTTCATTCTTTTTGCTCTCTCGTTTCTTGGACTTGGATTTGGTTTTGCTCTCTTTTCGATCAGAAGGCGAAATCGCTGCTTGCCGACAACGAGAGAGCATTTCGTTGCCGACATAAACAACATCAGTGGGCATGCCGGAATTTGCCACTGAAGCGCACCAGTCGAACAGCTCACCTTTCGGATGCTTCTCGCCTAGAGCAGCGATTTCGCCGCGGGTTATTTTCGTAGCCATGGCTTATTCAGGGTCCGTGCCAGAGAACGCCACGTAGTTCACGGCCGAGCCATCCGAAACCAGATTGCAGTCAGCCTTGCTGAACGGGATGGTGTCGATCACGCCATCATTGCCATTGGCACTGCCCGAGGTTTCACCCAGCAGCACGGGGCATCGCCAACCCTTCGATGCACTCGATGTGATCGGTCCATTGAGATGTGCGAGATCAACAATGTCCCCAGCATCACGAGCCGCTTCGAGTGCGGCCCACACGGTGTCAGTGCCACGCATGCGTGCATACTCGAAGCTGCCCTTCATGGCACGATAGCCAGGGACTGCACCGGTTTCTTCGGCTCCATGGAACTCGATGTCCGACAATGCCGGTCCCCGGTTGCGTTGGACATTGCGAGCACGTGTGATCTCCACCCACGTTGGCGATGCGTACGTACCGCCGATGTTGGCGTACAGCTTGGTTTCCTTGCCCGCATAAGCTGCGCGGGTTAAATCAGTTGGCCCTGCCATTGGTTTCGACTCCTATTCGTCGAGTGAATCTGTGTAAGTAAGTTGGACAAGCGACACGAAATTCGAGTTGTCCTTTAGTTCTTTCTCATCAAGTACAAACGGCTGAGTGATGGTCCTAAACCAGTGCTCCGCCATTCCACAACTCGCAAGGACTCCGTTTGGCGTCCACAATGCGATTACTTGCTCCATCAACGTGTCGATGGCATCGAACGCCGCCACCTCTTGGGCTCGGTAGGTGCTACCGTGGCCATCGTTAGGCGGCATCACACCAACCACGCCCGCATGGATGATTACGTCCCTCTCATCAGGTCCCTGTTCAACGCGAAGATCACGCCGGGCAAAGCGAACCGCGATGCGTGGGCCACTTGCGAGTTCTTCTCGCGTGTAGCGGGGCATCACAAATGCTTCGACCGTTTCGTCGGGCATCTGCTCTTTGATCGCTGCAATAACAGCGTCTCGAACGTCACTAGCACGACTCACGTTTTCGCCTCAAAGTGTGGATCTGATAAAAGGTTTGGTTTGCTGCGTCGGACCAATCCCAAACGGAGTCCTTAGCACCTGGGCAGGTGTCAAAAACTTCACCCGATTTGCGTGTGATCTGGTCGCCACGGCTTGGCTCAGTGACCCCGATGCGTTCGAGTTCCGACGGCTCAATGAGGAAGTCGACCGTTTTGACTTCGATCATCGCTTCGCCATCCGACTCCTCGAACACAGACTCAGCGACTACCGCCTTAACGCGTCCCCGTTTGAGACCGCTGCGATATTCGACGAACTCACCAGCGGCGCGATGAAGCGCCGCCGCGTGAATCTTGAGTCCGAGTTGCATCAGGTTCATCATGGTGATTAGCTTGCCGCCACGATTGCTTCGGTGCTGCTGATCTGGTCGGTGACCACGATCGGCACGTCGTGAGATTCCTCAGGCAACGGAGCTGGCGAACCAGTCGCATTGGTTGCCGTGCGGGATTGCTGCAATTGCTTTTGGCTTTGGCGGTTCATCACCAAGTGCGTCGGGCCACGACCCGCAGGGAACTTGCTGATCAGCTCGATGATCAAGTCGTCCGTCAACGTCTTGCCCGATTGGGCGGTCAGGTTGACGATGCGTCCCAAGTCCAAGCTTGTCGCGATCTGAACACCGCCCCAGAAAAGGATTGGGGTTCGCATCGCGTCGAAGGTACCGGTGGACGATCCTTCCAAGACGGTTTGGTATTCCTCACCAACTTCGATGGTCGCGCCCTTGCCGTATACAGCCGAAACAGCTTCTTCACCAACGCGAACGGCCCAGACACTGGTTGCCGCTCCGACGCTGGTACCGGTCGCATCAACGACCATCGCGTCATCCTTCTTGTCGACCGTCGCTTCGTTGGCGAAACCAGCGAATCCGTCCGAGTCGGCACCCGTGCCGTAGAAGACCTGGGCCTCCATGGCAGCGAAGGACGCCATCAAGTGGTCTTTGGCTTCACGTCGTCGCAACGCATCACCGCTGGGCAGCATCGCCACAGCCAAGTCGATCGCGAACGAAGCGTCAAACAGCTTGAGCGCCTGCGTAACCTTGGTGTAAGTCGCCTTCTTGTTTTCGCGTCCGTCGTTGACTGCACGGAAGCCACCAGCTGGGGCAGCGGTCTTTTTCAGCCATTCATGACTGGTTTCGTGGCTCGCCTCGATCGCCGACAGCACCTTCAAGAATGGTGCTTCCTCCAGCAATTCGCTGACGTCGATGTCGCTGATGTTGCCGTCTGCCAACTGCAGCAATTCGGCGGTACCTACAAATGCGTTAGCCATCTTTCAAATTTCCTTCTGTGGTGCATCGCCACTTGGCGTATGCGGGTGTTTTTGGTTTTGTAAATCGCGTGCTGTCTGCAGCGATGCTGGTTAGCTTTTTTGGCCTTTGGTGTGCTGCGCGAAGGTCTTCTTTTCCTTCTTGCTGTCGCTATCGGTGGCACCCGTTTCAACAGGGTCCAGTTCGCCCAACTGCAACGAGGAAAGCTTTTCCTCAGCTTCGGTGCGGGCTTCCTTCTCGGCGGTCAGTTCGGCACTCAGGGCCTCGCAGTGAAGCTCCAGGGCTTCGGCAAAGCTCTTGCCTTCGGTGAACCACTTGCTGCCGTTCTCGGCACCAAACTTCGCGTTGAACTTATTCAGCTCGGCCGCGAAGTCTTCACGCGTTGGAGCCACGGTTGGCTCACTCTTTTCAGTTGCCACAGTTGGCTCCTTCGGGGAAATAGAAAGACCGTTACTTTCGAGGAAACGGCCCAGGAATTGAGATGCGCGATCGGGATCGATACCGAACGAAGTCGTTTTTGGTTTGGTGTCCGATAGCCCCGCCGCGTACGACAGGAACTCAGTCACTTCGCGGGGCAAGCCTTGGCGATCGAACATGCCGTCCGGGTTCGCTGCCGGATCATCGACCACGTCCGCTGCGTTCAGTTCAGACAGACGAACGTGCGGATAGTTGTGCACGTTGTTGGGATCCGGTGACTGAAAACGCATGCCGGTAACGATGTCGCCGCGATGGTTCTCGTGGGAATGTTCCACTTGATGTTCGAGCATGAACTGTTCTTCAGCAGCGAAGTCATGATGGAAGACTATGGACAATCCAGCTGCTCGGGCATCCTCCTCACAAAGTGATGCCACGTACTCCCCAAGGTCTCCCTCGGGAGTGTCGTGCGAGAGCTTCGCGAGGTGCAAATCACCGGTTGCTCGATCGTCGCTCACCTGCACGTCGTGGATACGTCCAAGCAATCGGCCCATGCCATCCGAACTCATGCCGGGATGTGTGAATCGGCACTTCACGCCCGCCTCGTTGCTGGCCTTGGCGAACTCAGCCACCTGGGACAGCGTGACTTCATCAATCCACAATTCATGCCCCAACGCTTCGCCGACTGCGATAAGTGAAACGCCTTTGATCAATCCTGCTCCGAAGCGACCGCCTTCACGGTCAACCTGCAGCATCGAAGCGTCGACGTCCGCGCGTCCAGCACGAAACAACGTTTCTTTGACGGGCGTTTCAGGGGCTGCTGGTCGGGTTGCTGTTTGGGTCATATTTGGATCTCTACCTATTGGTTTTTTGATGCGTCT